CTGGTTTTTCCAGTCCCATGTGGTTTCGCCAGGGTTAGCCAGTGGCGTTCCTTGCGCCTCCATTTCCAGAGCAAACTGATTGACCAGAACGGCCTTGACCGCATCCTCAGAACTGGCCCGGAAGCACTGCAGTTGAATGTCGCGGATCAAGGCGTGGTATTTCTTTTCCTGCTCCCTGGTCTTGCTGACCTCTCGAACAGCCAGCTCTAGCAAGTCACGCCCCTTCCGAAACTGCTCAGCCAGCAAGCCTTCGAGATGATCCAGGGCGCGTTTGAAGTTGTCCTCGCGCAGCCGGTAAACCTTCTCTCTGCTCATGCGCACCCCCGGTACTTTGGCGTACAGATAACCAGCGCCTGACGCTTCCCAGCCTCAGACTGGGGCACGACGCGCCACCGGTATTCCTCTCCGCTACCGGCGCGAACAATGACGTGGGCCTTTTCGGTGGTGTTTGTCAGCCACTCCAGCTCTTCCACAGCCGCCTCCTGGTCGGTGAATACGGTCATAACGCCCCCGACAAATACCGCGCCACGGCGCTCTGCTCATGCTGCGCCACCAGATCCGCCACGTTATTCGGCGCCTGACCCGGCAGGCACCAGCGGGAAAAGCGGCCCTCGCCTATCAGCTCCACCAAGCCCTTGTCGCGCATGTTCACCAGGACGTACTGAGCCTTTTTCGGCGGTATTCCTGTGCATCGGGAGATTTCGCCCCGGCTCATTGGCCCGTCTTGCAGCAGGGTGAGGATTCGGTCTGTGTGGGTCATGCCGCCCTCCCCGCTTTCCGCGTCATAGCCGCCCGCTGGTTGCCGCTCAGGCGGTACTCAATGTTCAAGGTGGCCGTTACCGGGCAGATGCTCCGGCGGGCACGGGTGATGTGCTTCAGGTCTTCCAGCTCGCGCAATCGGCGGCACAGGGTCTGCACCATCAGGCCAGTGTCGCGGGCAATGACGTTGCGAGTGGCGCCAAACTGGCACCGGTACAGGTACTGCCGGATTCTTTCGCGTTGGGTTGCTGCGTTGTGTTTCATTGCGCCAACTCCACTCTGCATGTAATTGAAACGCCGCTTCCGAGTTCGAAGCGGCCATCTTCTTTGCAGCTCACGAAGACATCCGCCTTTGTGAAATTTTCGCCAATGTCCATAAGGGCCACCGGCACGAAGAAGCTGGCCAGCGCAATAGATAAGAAAAAGGCAAAGTCCCTCATACCGCCTCCCGCGCCACGTTGAGCACTCGCTGATTGGCGCCTGACCAGTACGTCCGAACATTGCCGGTCGGGCCGTGCCGGTTCTTCTCGATAAGCACTTCCAGAATTCCTTTGTCCTGGCTGTCCGGGTTGTAAACTTCATCCCGGTACAGGCACATGATCTGGTCGGCTTCCTTCTCGATTTCGGAGCTGTCGGACATGTCGCCCATGCCGGGGCGCTTGTTGCTGCGCTTGTCCACGTCGCGGCTCACCTGAGCCAGCGCCACCACCGGAATATCCAGTTCTCTGGCCAGCTCTTTCATCTGGCGCACCACCTCGCCCACCTGCTCGTGGCGCTTGGCTCTCGGGTCCGTGGACTTGATGCGCTGGATATAATCGACGTACAGGGCGCGGATGCCATGCATGTGCTTCCACTTCCGGGCCTGCCGCACCACTTCCATGATGGAAATGCCGGACCGGTCGTTGATCTGGATTCCCACATCGGTGTACCGGGAAATGGTCTTGGGCAGCACGTCCCACTCAATCGCCGTCAGTTGTCCGGCGCGCAGCTTGCCAAGGCCGACACCGGAACCGATGGCCAGGGTTCGCATACCCACCTGCTCGTGGGGCTGCTCGCTGCTGATAATCCCGACCGGATGCCCAGCGTTCAGTGCCAGATTCAGCAGGAATGCGGTTTTGCCCATGGCAGGCCGGCCACCCACGACGATCAGGTCAGACGGGTGCAGGCCGCCCAGGTTGTGGTCCAGATCCGCCAGCCCGGTGGGGATGGTGTTCACTTCGCCTTTGCGGGCTTGCTCCATCAGGTCCACGGCGGCGCGCAGCGATTCCTTCATCGTGTATTCGTAGTTTTTCGCCGTGGCGGTCACCTCCATCAGGGCGCCCATCAGCGTGTCGATGGCCTCCATGCCCTTGCTGGGGATTTCCTGCAAGGCTTGCTGGCAGGCCTCCGTGGCGGCGAGCTTCTGGCGCACCTTGCGCAGCTCCTTGGCGTAGGCGCCCACCCCGGCAGCGCTGGGAGTGTTCCGCAGGCGCTCTGACAGGTACTTCGTCCAGTCGCGCCCCCCGGTGTTTTCCTTGAGCCAGGAACAAACCGTCATCAGCTCAACCGGTCCGGCCATGTCCACGTTCTGGATGGCTTGCCAGACGGTCTTGGCGTTCGGGGTAACGAAATCCCCCACGGTCAGGTCCAGGCTGGACAGAACGGAGTTGTTCAGCAGCACAGCGCCGATGATGGCGTCTTCCGCTTGCATCGCTTGATCAATCAAGGGTCAGCTCCCGTGGCCGTGCCGGGCCGCCAGTTGGTTGCTGTCCCCGTGGTGCGAAGTCAGGAGACTTTCCGAGCCATGTGCGGAACGCTGCCTGCCAGTCTGCCTGCCGTCGGTCGTTGGCCAGGGCGTGATTGATAAACTTCGGCAATTCGTTATTCAGCGAAACACCGAGCTTCAAAGCCAAAGCCTTGCAGGACTCGTTGGGAGTAAAGTTTTCAGAGATTGGGGTTGCAGGTTTCTTTCGTCCCCCCTTGGGGGATTCAGGGGGACTACCCTCCTTTCCCTTCCCTTCCCTTCCATTCCCTTCCGGGGGTGAACCCTCGCCGTCTGTTCGCTCATTGTTCGCCGAACACTTGCCGTTCTCTCCTTGTTCGTTCTCTGAATCCTGCTTACGGCGACGCTTCGGATTTTCGGGAACTTTTCCGTTTGGTAACGGGAACTTATAGCTGGGTTGGTCAATTTTCTGGTGCTTGGTGAAACCGGTTATCATCAGGAACTGTTCGCTATCAACGTCATAGCGACGGATCAAACCGGCATCCTCCAGCTCTTGCAGAAACCCGCCAATTTCCGAAGCGTCGAACGCGTCCCCAGGGAAAACCTGCATCTTGATCCGCATGGGCTTAGCTGGGTGAACGCCGTTGTCGTCCGCGAAATTCATCAGGCCGATGAACATCAGGCGAGCGTTCGGCGAACATTCAACGATCTGCTCACTGGTCCAAAATTCTGGCTTGATAGTGCGAATACGGGCCATTACTGCAAACCCTCTTTGATGTGCTTTAACCAGCAGTTTCTGGTCCGGGTGCAAGGCTTTTCCGCCATGCGCTTTGCGGCCTGTCTGGCCAGCCGCTTGTGTCTCTGGCTTTTCGTTTCGTGCTTTGGCATGATTACCTCGTGCTTCACATGAAAGCCCCGGTTGTCGCCTACCAAGCGCCGGGGCTTTTCTTTATCGGTTAACTGCTTCCAATTTGCTTGGGGCACGTGCCCCACCTTCCAGCTTCTCGATCTGCCCCCGGATCACTCCGCGCACTGCCTGGATGCTGTCACCCTCGTTCGCATAAGCGCGATCAATGACCTTCAGTTGCTCGATTGAAAGCTTGTCCAAGCCGTGGAACACCACGTCATTACGGATTCGGTCGGTGATGTTGTCGGCCCGTGCATTGGCCTCCCACGCGCAGAACTCAGCCTCAGCCATCTGGCGGGCTGTTCGGCTTGGAAAGATGGTTGCCACGGCGGCGGACTGATACGGCTCAGGAAGGGCCGGAATGAACGCCTCAAGCGCAAAATCGAAGTGCAGCGGGGATTCCCGGCAGAACATTTTGCGGATGCGCTCACAGGCCTGCTTTTCGTTGTGCGTGGGAATGTTCGGGCTCAGGTGGTACTCGGCCCAGGCCTTGGCAATTTCGATGGCCAGACGGCTCTGGCAAAAATCCCGGTCACGACCAATGGCATCCCAGATGGCGCCCAGCTTCTCAGTGGCCGTGCCGTGCTTCTGGATGCTCTGGGGTATCTCCCCCATTACTTTGCTGATTGCGTCCATCTAATCTGGCTCCATGGATGACTTACTTGCTGAAATTCAGCCTGTTTTGTGCGCTGTGCTACTCTTTGCGATACCGGGGCTGCTAACCCCGGCTGTCGCCAATAGCACGGCGGCTAAAGGGCACCCCCGGAAAGGGAGAGAAGACGGAAGGAAACTTCGCGACGCCGGCGTTACGGGCGTCCAACCGTCTGAACTCTCCCCTTCGGGGCTGTCCGAGGGCGATTGCGGCGGTGCCGCTCTACGCCCCAGCTGGACCCGCCATCCTAGGCAGGCGACCAGCGAGCGCCCCGCAAGGCGCTATACAAATCAGGTCTTCCATGACCTGGCCGGCCAGGTCGCGACCATGGGGAATAGCCATGAAATCGCGTCTGACCATCGAGGTACGGATCGATGTGGCAAAGGTGATTACTGCGATCTCGGGATTGCTGCTCACCTTGCACTTCATCTGTTCGCACCTCTAAAGACCTGCCCGGTAGCCGCAAACTGCCGGGCAGGCACTCAATTCATTGCCCGGCTTCAGGCGGCGGATTCCTTCTTTTGCGGAGGAAATACATCCTCAAGAGAGCAATCAGCACCAAGCTCATTCAGGGCATCAACGATCTGCCGAGCCACTTGTAGGCCGGGCTCTCGGTTTCCTGTTTCGTAGTTGCTGAGACGGGACTGGCGCCAATCAAGGTGCGCGCACAGGTCAACCTGCTTTATGCGCGCCTCTTCTCTGATTTGCTGGATGTTGTTCATTGCTTCCTCCGGGGTAGTGCGCCCATTTTAAACACGTTATGTGTTAGCTATCAACACGGAAAGTGAAGGATGCACATTACAAACTGTGATATTTATCCGGACATGAGTAATCTGGGTAAGAGAATCAAGCAATTCCGGGAGCGAAAGCAGTGGTCGCAGGCCGATCTTGCGCGCGCTTGTGGATGGGAATCACAGTCCCGAATAGGCAATTATGAAGCGGGCTCTCGAGAGCCGCCGCTGGATGTTTTGCGCCTTATAGCTCGCAAGCTGGGCGTCTCGCTGATGGAGTTGCTGGATGAGGAGCAGATGCCCGCCAAAGTATACGAGTTTCCATATCCCTATTCGGCAGATGCCGACACGGCGGACAAGGCCGTCATAAAGCGCTTTGATGTTGCGGGCAGCATGGGCCTTGGAAAGCTGGTTAACCAGTTCCCTGATGTAATAGACACCATGCGGGTTAGCAAGGAGTGGCTTAGCCGTAATGTGATCTACTCCAGCCTGGACAACCTAGCGCTGATAACCGGCCTGGGTGACAGCATGGAGGGCACTTTCAGCGATGGCGATGTATTGCTGGTGGATCGCGGCGTAACAGAAGTGAAGCTGGATGCAGTCTATGTATTGTCCCTGCACGATGAGCTTTACATTAAGCGCCTCCAGCGCCGTCCAGACGGTGCGCTCCTGATGATTTCTGACAACGATAAGTATCCGCCCTATGTCATCGATAACGGTGACAGGCACGCCTTTAAGGTTGAGGGGCGAGTGTTGCTGACCTGGAACGCGCGCAAGCTGTAGCCTGAAAAACCACCAATAGAGCCCGCCATGAGCGGGTTTTTTTATGCCTCCATTTCGGTCATTTTGAGCCGACTTTGTCTTTTTGCTCAAACTAAACACATTTCGTGTTGACCGTATAAACACGTTATGTGATTATGATCCCACGCTAAACGAACAGCCCGGAGCCAGACATGAACTCAGCCCTCAGAAACCAGCAAGCCATGGCCAGCGCGCAAGCGGCGTATGACAACGCGCAGCCGGTGGACGATCTGGATTTCCTGGACGACGACAAAACCGACTTCGACCGGGAAGAGGAAGAGGCGCTGGCCGAAACCGGAGCTGGCCGGGTTATCGAACCGGAACAGCTGTGGGCAGCCCTTCGCCGCAAGCCTGAATTCCGGGCCGTTCTGGACACCGTAATCACCGAAATGATGGACGACGAGCGTTACCAGCAGGCCCGCGACGAGCGCATGAAGCTGGACGCACAACAACGGATGGAGCCGTAAGCCATGAGAGACCTTACTACTATCGAGAAAATGACGAAAACCGCTGTGCTCGAAGCCATGGCGATATGCCAACCGAGCGCTGCCCGCGACGCGGGCCAGCCAATCGAGATGCAGTGGCGCGGCAGATGGCTGCTGGCTATCGACCTGTGTGGCGCTGGGCACCCGGTCACGCTGGCCTGCTACCGGGGCCAAACGCTGATCTCGGCGGCAATCAACCATCGCTACGGGTTGCCAACTCCGATGCCCATAAAATCCATGCTCTACCCGTCGGAGGCCGCATGAGATACGGAAACATTGTTCTCGGTTCCGCCGTTGCGATGGCTCTCGTTGCCATCCTGTGCATGGCCGGGGAAATGGACTACCAGGACGCCAAGCTGGAAGAGCAGCACACCTGCTGGATGGTGCAGGAAGGTAAATGGCCAGCCGTACAGGCTGAAGGATTTGATTGCCCGGCTATGCCGAGGCACATCGCACAACACTAAAGATCAGGGAGAAAACCGTGACCGTAATCATCAAGACGACCGAAGAGCTGCTGGCCAAGCGGGACGCAGATGGCGTAATTCGCATTGAAGACGATCTGCGCATTGAGTGCGATGTGCCATTTAGTGTTGGCAGGCAGATCGCCGGCCTGTACGTGGGCGGCAATCTGGACGTGGGCGGCTATCTGGACGTGGGCGGCTATCTGGACGTGGGCGGCTATCTGGACGTGGGCGGCTATCTGGACGTGCGCGGCTATCTGGACGTGGGCGGCTATCACCTTGTCATCATGGGTGATCTTTTCTGGTCGCACGCATCCATGCCGACCCTGCCCGAAAAGACCTACATCAAGCGCATCCTGCCTCCGGCATGGCAGCGTGACCACTACCAAGAGCGCCTGGGCTTCGACATTAGCGCGGGCTGCTACGACCACATCTGCAAGCAGGTGCTGAAGCAAATCGTAAATCTGCTGCGCGACGAAAAATGGACAGCCACCGAACGCTGGATGCTGGAGAGCATCAAGAATTCCGCCAAGCCTGCGCCGGAGTGGGTGGCAAAGCTTCAGGCAGAGAAAGAACAAACCCAACAACAGCGCTGATCTGTTGTTTTGCGGGGTCCGCCCCGCCTTTTATTCGAGCAAGGAGCAGAGCATGAACGCGATTGCACAGACCAACGGCTTCGCCTTGAAGCCGACCAGCATGCAGGAAGCCATGGCTTTTGCTAAGCAGATTTCCAGCAGCCAGATGGTGCCGAAGAACTATCAGGGCCGGCCTGACGACACCCTGGTGGCCATGATGATGGGCAGCGAGCTTGGCCTGAATCCGATCCAGGCACTGCAGAACATCGCCGTCATCAACGGCAAGCCCGCTATCTACGGCGACGCCCTGCTGGCACTGGTTCAGAACCACCCGAAGTTCGGCGGCCATGAAGAGAGCTTTGACGAGCAGACCATGACCGCCACTTGCACCGTCTGGCGCAAGGGTGACGACAAGAAACACACCGTCACCTTCAGCCGCCAGGATGCCGAACACGCAAAGCTGTGGGGAAAGCAAGGCCCATGGCAGCAGTACCCCAAGCGCATGCTTATGTGGCGCGCCCGTGGCTATGCCCTCCGGGACAAATTCGCCGATGCCCTGGGCGGCCTGATTACCGTGGAAGAGGCCCGGGACATTCAGGAGGAGCGCGACATAACCCCGCGGGAAGCTGACAAGCCGCAGGCGCTGCCCAGCTATCCCCAGGAGCGCCTGGAAATGAAGTTGGGCGACTACCGGGCCAACGTCGAAAGCGGCACCGCCGCCAAAGACATCATCGATTTCCTGGAATCGAAATACACCCTGAACGAATCGCAGCGCCAGCAAATTCTTGGCCTGGAGCAAGGAGAAGAAGCATGAAATTCAATCTCGGCAAACTCGTCAAAGTTGAGCAGGGCTCACCGGAATGGAAGGCGTTGCGCGCAAAACGGAACACCGCCAGCGAGGCCCCGGCGATGATGGGCAAAAGCAAATATCAGAGCCGATCTGCCCTGATGGAGCAAAAGGCCACCGGATTTACACCTGAGCCAAGCGCCCACCAGCAAAAAGCGTTCGACAAGGGCCACCAGGCAGAGGCTGCGGCGCGCCCTATCGCTGATGCCATGATTGATGACGAGCTGTTCCCTGTTGTCCTGGATGACGAAGAAGGCGGCTATTTGGCATCCATGGACGGACTGACCATGAATCGCCGGGTGGGCTGGGAACACAAATGGCTTAACGATGACCTTGCCGCACAGATCGACGCCGGAAAGCTGGATGAACACTACCAGATTCAGCTGGATCAGCAGTTTGCACTGTCCGGCGCCGAGCGCATCTTGTTCATGGCATCTGACGGCACAGAGGAAAACTGCAAGCACCTGTGGATTGAGCGTGACGAATCCCGCTTTGCGGCGCTTGAGGCAGGCTGGGATCAGTTCAACGCCGATCTGGCCGAGTACCAGCCCCGCAAGCAGGAGCAGGCAGCCACCGCCACGGTGACCGAAGACCTGCCCGCCGTATCTGTGCAGGTGTCTGGCTCCCTGTCCATCGTGGACAACTTCGACCGGTTCGAGACTGAGCTGCGCCAGTTTGTTGAAGATCGCCTGATTCGCGACCCGAAGACCGATCAGGACTTTGCTGACCTGGACAACCAGGTGAAGGCGCTGAAAAAGGCCGAGGACGCGCTGGAAGCTGCTGAGGCTCAACTGCTTGCCCAAGTGGAAGCCGTGGACACCGCCAAGCGCCGCAAGGACATGCTGCACAAGCTGGCCCGCGATAACCGGCTGATGGCCGAGAAGCTGGTGAAGGAGCAGAAGAAGGCCATCAAGCTTCAGATTGCCCAGGACGGCAAGCAGGCCATCGACGATCACTTTACCAAGGTAGAGGCAACGCTTGATGGATACCGGCTGCCATTCCCTCCGGGCGACTTCAACGCCGCCATGAAGGGCAAGCGCACCATCGCCACCCTGCGCGATGCGGCAGACAACGAAGTGGCCCGGGCCAAGATCGCCATCAATGAAGCCGCCGACCTGATTCGGGCAAACGCCAAGATCATTGCCGACGCCGGCCACGAATTCCTGTTCGCAGATTGTCAGCAGCTGGCCCTGAAAGACAGCGAACTGGTGAAGCTGGAAGTGGAAAACCGCATCACCCGGCACAAGCAGGAAGAAGAGCGCCGCCTGGAAGCTGAGCGTCAGCGCATTGCTGCCGAGGAAAAGGCCAAGGCAGAACGCGCAGCCCAGCAGAAAGCCGACGCCGAGAAAGCCGCCCAGCAGTCCCAGGGTGCGCCCAAGGCCGAACCGGTAGCCGAGCAGCCCGCACAGGTGGATAGCGAACAGGCCGGCACATACCGGGCCCCGGAAAAGACAGCACCCCCGGTGCGCCCATCTGACCAGGACATTCTGCGCGCCATCGCCGCCGAGTTTCAGGTGGGCGTGCATACCGCCGCCAGCTGGGTGCTGGAAATGAATCAGCAAGAACTGGAACGGGTCGCCTAATTCATGGGCCCAGCGGGCGGTGGTTAACACCCGCAGCCAGGGCGCCCGGCTCCTTGCCCCCTCTTAACCACGGAAGGCCGTGGGGATAGCCAAAGGCGCGAGGGGTGCGAATCTCAGGGCGTGACCTGACCGACTGGCCGGCGTAACCGGCCCTCCCCATAGGGGTGCGTTCTGGAAAAGCTGAGGGATGCGTGTCGGGGCGATGGCCACGGACTCCCGAGAACACCGACACCCAGAACGCACCACCTATGCGGTGAATACAGCAATGCACGACGAGCGGAGAGAGCCCGCGCCGGAGACGTACCCGGCCACCGCATCCATAAACAACGGAGAGAGATATGAAAGCCATCGTGAAAATTGAAAAGGAAGTGGAAATCAAAACCGTGATTATCAATATCGCACCTCGCTATATCGGCGACAGCGGCGATGATGACATGCCAACAGACTTCCCGCTTCTCAATGATCAAAAAAACGAATGGGTCGCCCATGTCGATATTGATACTGGAGCGATCAAGGACTGGCCGCAGGGCGACTCTCGAGAAATGCACGTCAAAGTTTGCGACGCCGGCACTTACACGCTTTTGGACTCCTCCGGCAACTCGGTGGCCGTGCGCGATGGCTATGTGCCAAATGACCTTGTGCCGGGCTCTTACGGCGATTACGTCGAGCTTTCAATTAACGAGGAAGGAGTGATCACGAACTGGCCCAAAAATCCTTCCGTTGATGAATTCTTTGACGAGGATTGAGCAATGACCGAAGCATTGCGCGAACAGATCCTGCAGGCAGTGAAGGAAATCGGCCCCTGCACCTGCAGGGAGATTGCCAACCACATGGGCCTCAAATCGTCCTCCCTGGGCCAGCAGCTTCGTTTTATGGGTGAGGCCGGGCTGATCACCAAGGTGGGCATGGAAGACGGCAAAAACGCCATCTGGGACGACCATCAGGACCGGGCGGCGCAATTGCTTCACAGCTTCATAACCAAACCTGCCGGGGTTCCGCTATGAAACTCACCCCCGAAACAATCCAGCAACTGGCCGCCCACCGCATCAAGCCCTTGGGCGCCCCTGAACGGACCATACAGCGAGCCCAGCGCCTGGTGATGGTGAAGGTAGGCAAAGGCAAGACCGTGCCGGTGGCGCTGCGTGAGGCCACCAGCTTTGCGGCTAAGGAGACTGACCGCTAATGCGAATCCATCAGTACAGCACCAGCCAGATATGTGTGGTGCGGGACAACGGCAGCATCATCATGCGCACCATTGTTGATGACAACGAACGAGGCCGGCAGAGCCTGGTGCGCTGGATCAAGCGGTACAAGCAGAGGAAGGAGACTGACAAGTGAATGCACTTGAGATGATAGCAGCCCTGAAGGGCGCAGACGAAGAAACGGCCGCGGAGCTGGTTGAGCGGCTGCAATGCGGAGAGATTGACTGCTCAGTATTGCCCACCGGTAAAGACAGCGCAGTACAGCAAGCCCAAATCTGGGCTCAGGAAGCGCGAACCCAGAAAGGCATTGTTGAGGAAATCGGCAAGCTGGTTGGTTGCGCCAATGACTGGGAAACGGTTTCCGCAGTCAAAGCCGCCCTATCTGGCGCACAGCAGGGGGAGGCTGAGCCGGTGGCATGGGCGGTGTTCGCAGATAACGGGAACATCAGGATATGGGGCAGGGAAAAGCCCGCAGGCTTCCCGGATGCTGTGCCGATGTACCTGAGCCCAACTGTAAAGGATCTCTTGACAGTCCAGATCGACCCTATTGGGTATGCAGATCCTGACACTTTGTCTGACTATCGGGCAGGCGACAGGTTGCATATTCCTGTTTACCGCCCGGATGCGTCCGCAGAGTGGC